ACTATTTAAGGAAACGCTATGTCAATGACACTAGAAGAATTGAAAGAACGCTTACGAGCGTTGGATGAAACTCATGTGTTAGAACTCTTGCAGCTAGAGAGTCACCACCTAGTAGATAGGTATGAGGATATTATTATTAATAAGTTCTCAGAACTAGAGAATGAAATAGAGGAGATAGATTATGACGTATAATCCATACAGTAACTGGGAAGATAATGACTTGGACTACGCCTTAGATAAGAAGCCTTTGAATAAGGCTATTGAGGATCTATGGACTACCCCTGAGTTAGCATCAGATCAGCAGGTTGGAGGTAATCATTATACTAAGCTCAGTATACAGCCAATGACCTACTCTATGTCTAACAACTTGAATGCGTTGCAGCATACAGCCATCAAGTATGTCACTAGGTATCAAGACAAAGGCACAGCTTTGCAGGACTTAGCTAAGGCTCGTCATTGTATTGATATGATGGTTGAAGATTGGATGGAGAATCATGAGTAAGTGGCTGAAGATAGAGACAGGGTACTTGAATACTGACCATGTAGTAGTACTACACTATCAGTCTATTGTCCTCACGACAGGGACTACAGTGGAGCTACTACCTAATGAGTTCAAGGAACTAGAGAGCATGATCACTGGTATTCCTATACCTGTAGTCAAGCCTGTCCGTAAGAAGAAGAGTAAATAGTTTCCAGTGGAAACTTTATAGGGGACTTAGTTGTCCCCTTGTTCGTTACTCCTAATCGAACTGTTCCATTATTTCTTTTTCACGATCAGCAGCAGCTTTCTCTTTACCTCCAAGAACCCAGTCATGTAGCACACGACCAATAATAGGCATTGTTTTTAGAAGGTCACTACCGAGGCTAGGATCTTCCAACTCTCGCTGCTTTCCAATATTGCCTACCTCCCTAGTTGCAGCTTCAAGAGGGCCGAGGGCAGGTGTGATCCAATCTCCAATAAACCCAGAGTAATCTCCTTTTGATATATCTCCTAGAGAATACTTACTAAGGAACATCAAACCAGTTAGGTTCTCTATGACACGATCAGGTATATCTGACGTATTAAAATCTTCACCACTGAATACACCCTTCACCTCATCTACAGTACCACCAGCTATTCCTATGAAGGAGGCATACTTTAGTGCTTCCTTAGTAGCTCCTAATTTATCACCACCCTTCGCTCTTTTAATAATATTATTATGGATTAATGTTAACTGCTTTAACCCGAATGACTTTAAAGAGTAGGCTATACGACCATTAGGAAAATCTAGAAATGCTTTAGGCATCTCTAGTAGTGAGATAGGTTGTGTGTTAGATAACTCATGGAACCTGTATAGTTCTGTAAGCTCATCTTCAGTTCCATTCTTTAAGCTTGTAACAAGTTGCTCAAAATCATCACCATATGCAGCACCATACTTCTTCTTTAGTTTAGCAACTCCCTTAGTACTAGATGCAAGTTTTTTACCAGCTATCTGAGAAGCCTCTATCAGTACCTTCTTACCAAACCTATCAGAGAATCTAAAGCCACTGTACTTCAATGCACCATCTAACCACTTCTTAGTAGCTGAAGGAGTTAACATCTCTGCGGATACAGTGTCAACAAGACCAGCATCCTGTACCTTAGTACTCTTATATTTAAACAAGGCTTTAATAGTAGGCATCGTTCCATGTAAGTAAGCGGATGTACCTACGTCTTTTATCTGAGTTACTGCTGATCTAAACTGACCTAGTGCAGACATGTATCCAATGTCTTTTATGGCTGCTATCTTTGAGTTCATAGCTTGCTCACCTTTAGTGAACCTAGATATAATCAATGACTCAAGTTCATCACCAGCATCCACAGATAGATTCTTTGAGGTAAGCTGTTTTGCTATTGTTTTAAATAACAAAGAGTTCTCATCTTTTATATCCTTACTTGCAGCACCTCTGCCTAATAACTTATGCTTCTCAAAGAATCTACTAGAAGACTCAATGTATTTAATCATAGCAACACTGGAGCTTTCATAGAACTGAGTTAGCTCAGGTGGTATTTCTTGTAGGGTTCTTCCTGATGTAAATCCCTTACCTCCTTGAACAGTGGGGAATGCTTTGTTGATAGAGAACTGTATAGTTTTACTAAGGGATTCATCAGATAATTGTGATATATCTGTTACACCTTCTTTTTTCATTAAGTCTTTGACAGCCTTTTGTAAACCTGACGTTGGACTAGAACCCTCACGACCTAGCGCACCAAGAAGACCTTCGTAATCCTTAACTTTACGAGGGAAATAATTCTGCATTGTCTGGAACTTCTTTCCAAGTATTTTCTTGAGCCTAGCAGTGTCCTCGTTCATTAACTTCTGAAACTTTTTAAGCTCTACCTTACCACCCTTGTTTAGTAACTTACCAGCAGCAGTGTAGTTACCATTCAACAGTAGATCATCTATTGCTTTACGGGCAGCAGGGTCATACACTTCAAGAGATTTAGTTAAAGGAGCAGCTATGTTTTTCCTAGCTTGTGTATTCTTTAGTAGTTCTTTCTCGTACCTACGCATGACCTGTAACACAGGCTGAGACAGTGTACCTATACGAGAAGAAATGCCTTCAACAAACTCAGACAACATACCAGCTTTCTTATGACTTTCTGCCATAGCTTGAGCACCAGCCTTTGTAGGGTACTTAACCTTCCTACCAGATAAATTCTGAGCTTGTAGTATTTGATTGTCATTTAACTTTAAATTCTTTTTAGCTTGCTCTAATGCCTGTGCTCTAGTCATCTTTGTGCCACTTTCTCTGGCAGTAAAGATTGCATGTTCTACATTCTGGTTTAAATCAGTAATAGCCTTGTTAGCTTTTTTAATTCTATTAGGTAATAACTTAGCTGAAATCTTCTCTCCAACTTTAGTCAATCCATAGCCTAATACAGGAGCTAGTACTGCTGCTGCGGCTGCGTGAGCACCTACTTCTAATAGATCTACTTCCCCCTTGTCCATTAACTGATCTGCTGCACTATATGTACCAGCTAAACCAGCAGAAGTTAAAGCCATAACTTTGTAAGTTTGACCAATAGGAACAGCTATGGAAGGGTCAGTAACAGCACCTGTTATACTACCGAATGTACTACCTGTTTGGTTAGGGTACTGCCTCTCTACCTCAGCAGCATCACGTTCATTGATTCGTACTCTTCGTTCATCAAAAGATAAGTCTCCAAAGTCCTCACCATATTGTTCTTCTGTTGAACTGTAACCAAGCCCATAACCATCCTCATCTCTATAGGTTAACTTAGGAGATATACCAGTAGCTGCGCCTACTATGTCACTAAGATTCTGAACCATGCTCTTAGTCTCTACAAATCCCCTACCAAATGTCTCTTCCTTCTCAGGTTCAACTTGTTCTTGAGGAGCAGACTCAACAGGAACACCCTTCATGTTATCAAGGTAGTCTGCCCACTGATTAACAGCATCATTATCACCAGCAGCATGAGCATTCTTTATAGCCCCCATTGCCTGTTCTTCTGTATATTCTTGTGCCATTGTAAGACCTTCTACTTAGGTAAATATTTCATTGCGTTTTGATTCACGGATGTGCCAGTACCAGCAACAGCAGGTTGATTAGCAGGGTCACGCCATCTCAAGGAGTCACTACTGATAAAAGAGTCGTCATTATATATACCAAGCATTGCTCTTTCTGTAGCTATTCTTATTGCCTCACTAGGAGAATGCCTACCACCAGTGCTACTAGTTAGATTCTCTACTTCCCTAGTCATAAAATCAGCCATAAGACCAGCGTCTAAGGCAGGAATTTCATCTGTAGCAATTCCAGTATCAACAAGTTTTTTATCTCTTATAATTCGTAACGCACCTTCTCTGTTAAACGTATTAGGAGTACTACCACTATCTTGAGAAGCTTGTGATTCTGTTTTAGGATCAGAATACTTTCTACTGTTAGTAGGAGCTGGTTTCCAACCTCCTTTACCATCCTCAATAGAAAGACGTTTATTAAAATATGCACCTTGGAATATGTTTCCTTCGGGATCTATATACAAGCCCTCAGAACCTAAAGTATCTGCCTTAGCAGCCACAGGACGAGGCTCTGCTGCTACCATACTACTCGCCCTTGAGTACAAGTCCATAGCTGTAGCATAATCACCAGCTTGCATCAACTTACTAGCTGCATCTCGCATACCTTCTGGAGTAGTTAAGTCAGCACCCTCTAAGCTCTCCTGTACACCCTCTGCTTGTGCCATCTCTGGTGTCTGTAGACCAAGGGCAGAGTTAACACTTTGTCCCATGAGCGCACCACCAGCAGCACCAGCAGCAAAGAAAGGATTCATTGCAGAGGCTTGTGTCACTGCATCATTAGTCCTTTGCTGTTGTAAAGCATTAGGATTTAAACCAAATAAACTCATTACATCACTAGCCATAATATTCTCCTAGTAGTTCCGTCCAGTGTAGTTAGCACCCATGCCTTGATTACTTGTTAGGTAAGGCATAGGGGTGTATCCATTGTTTGAATAACCACCCATAGAAGGATGTCCACCACCTCTACTCATGTTACCAGCATAAGCATTGACTACATCTGAGTTACTTACAGGGTTAAGCATACCACCTATCTTATCCCAACCAATATTACCTAGTGCATTACCAATACCTGTATACTTACCAGCTTGTGCTAGACCTTGGTTCTGCCTAGACTCTGCACCACCACCCATACCAGAGACTAAGTTACCACCAGCAGCATTATTAGCAGCCGATTGTTGTGATCCTAACATGCCACCTAGTTGTTGCTGATCCATACCTGCTGCATCAAGACCCATAGACTGATTGAACATACTGTTACCAACATTAATATCCATCTGCCTTTGCTGCTGTGCTTGTTGCTGTGCATTGTAACGATCTGCTGCGTCTTGCTGTGCAAATGCCTGAGCAAATCCAGTACCATCAGGAGACATCATGCCTTTCTCACCAGTGAACCCTAGAGCATCTGGACTAGACATTAGACCAGTTCGACCAGAGCCAAACATAGAACCACCTAGTGCTAGTGCTTCAGCATTACGACTACCAGCACCCATCTCACGCTGTTGGTTGTAGAACTGATTAGCTAATTGACCATAGTCACCACCAGCAGCAGTGTAGGCTTGTTGTCCTAGTCCCTGCATCTGGTTCTGTGCTTGTTGGTATCGAGGATCTAGTGAGAAACTAGCCTGACCATTGTTAAACTGAGAAGAGCCTAGTCCAGAGGTAACACCATATGGTTTATATGTACCCCCTTCGTATGCTTTGTTAGCTGCATCTATCTGCATTTGAGAAGCTTGTTGAGCACCTTGTGATGCTGCATTAGCTCCTTTGTTACCTAATAACCCACCTATTAACGATGGTGCTACTGCTGCTGCTATTTGTCCCCACATAATATTATTCCTTATTACCTAGTAAATTAGTTGTGATTGTCATAGTGTTTCCTTATGGCCCGTTACTGAATGAAGTGAAATGATTAGATGGATTGTACATCCAAGAAGCAGCAGCACCGCCTCCACCTCCACCAGAAGCAAAAGATCCTGTACCAGAAGAAGCACCACTACCGCTAGAACCAACAGATCCACCAGAAGCACCAGCACTACCAGCACCTTCACTGTGAGAAGAACCTGCGCCCCCTCCACCACCTGATGTAAGACTAGCTGACCCTCCTGCTGATCCTAGACGGCCTTCACTGCCTGATCCTCTTGAGCCACCAGCACCATAAGGTGCTCCTCCTCCACCTCCACCACCACCAGCGTAGTAGTTAGAGTAGGAAGGGAAGCCAGAACCGCCACCACCTGAGCCACCGCCTCCACCACCGCCACCGCCTCCAGCGAGTACGTCAGCTATTCTATAAACATATAAAGGACACTCGACATGAATAGCATTTCCTCCAGATTGTCCTGCTGTACCTGCTGCCCCTGCGCTACCCCCACTACCACTTGTACCGCCATTACCACCATTACCGCCTCTACCTAGTATCCTGCCTCTATTTTCAATTATAAGATTACCACCATACCCTGTGCCTGTTTTTATGGCATAAGTAGAGGTACTAGATGCAATAATAATAGCACCTGATGGTACAATAACTCTTACATTGTTAGTTTTATCAAGACCTAGATTATCAAAATCTTGATCGGTATGTGTACCTGAGCTATAGGTGTATACATATTCCCATTGATAAGAAGTTTGCCAAGTACCACTCACTTTAGTATATGCTTTAAGGACACGTTGCCATGTACCACCTACTTTAGCGTAGGGATGAGAGTCTTGCCATGTGCCTGATACTTTAGATTTAATACTCAAACCAAATGTCTCCGTTTGCTCCATCACTGGAAGAAGGAGCAGAGTTATTTACATATAAACTACGACCAGTAGTTAATGATCCTCCGTCAATCACTACGCCATTAATACCTAGAGTGACTGTAGGAATACCAGCAACACCAGCAGCTACAGCAGTAGTTGTGTAAGCTGTTGTAGCTATCTGTGTACTGTTAGTTACTGCTGAAGCAGTAGGTGCAGTAGGAGCACCAGTTAAAGCTGTGTTGTTTGAGTTAGCCTTAGTAGCTATTGCTGTAGCTAAGGAATTAAATTCATCATCTATCTCTGCACCTTTAACACGCTTGAGAGCATTACCTGCTGACAAGGAATCTTTAGTTGCAAAGTTTGTGGACTTTGTATAGTTACTCATTATATGACCCTGCCTGTTTTAATATATAAATCAAATTTCTGAATAGAAACTTCATTGCCACTAATTTCTGTTTCAAAACCTAATTGAACTACTGATCCACTACCTCCAATGGATAGCTTAACTCGATCAGTACCTCCACCACCTGTATACTCAGCAATGTTATACTCACCAACATTGTATTCAGATAGCGCAGTCTGTTTAACTGTGGCATTGTAAGACCTGTACTCATCTGAGTAATCAATGCCAGCTTTAACTGTAAACGCCTGACCAGAACCACCTATCAATGTAATGCCTACACTCTTCAATATCTTAGTAGTAGTAGGTTGCTCAAAGTCAAAGTAGTTTGTGTAGTAGAGCATACGATATAGCTCACCACCATCAAGATACCCAGTGTATTCAGCTATTCCC